TTAAAAGTGAACTAGATTTTATAGTAAAAGATTTTTTTGATTCAACTGAAACAATCTGACCAGAAATAACATTAGACCCCGTATCAAATAAAGTTATTGAATCCCCAATACCAAAAATAGTATCATCATACGTTACAATACGATATTTGAGTGTGCTACTGTCTACTAAAGTAATGTTTGAAACGTTATATCTTAACTTAATATTTAAGACCCAATCATTTTCCTTCGGTGTTGAACCTTTGATTCCAGGATACGTCAGTGTTGCTTTTTCGTTTTGGGAGAAGTAACGAGTGTTATCCAGAATCTTGACATTATTAAAAACTGACCCTATTTTAACTTTTACTATTGTTTCCGATGTTGATATTCCCGTATACCCATAGGAGACGACATCTAATCTTACGGTCGATCCTGCAACAACATTTGAAGTGATTGGTTTTACATCAAAAAACTGAGTTAGTGATTTTGACGAATAAGTTAATGTTTCTGATTGATCAAATGGTAGAGAAACAACTATTTTTCCTGATGTAGGAAATCCAACTGTAGAATCAACGTCAAATACAGTTGTCCCAACGGATATTGAGTTAACTAGTTTTGTGCTGGGATGTGGTTTAAATGATCCATACATCCCTCCAGCATCAATATTTGGATCATCATAGTCATAATCCAACTTTACTCTATAAAAGTTTTTGTTATTAAACTTTATAACTTCAACATCAGTAACTGATGCCTCAGCACGATTAAATCCATACTCTGGAATCGAGTCCTGTCTTAAAGTTCTATTTTTTAGATTTACTGGGTTACCTTCAAGTGCCTCAACAATCAGATCTTTTGTTTTTGTAAAAACAGCTGATGATGGAGTAAATAAGAAATCTTTTGGATTTACAACTTTTACTCTTTCTCCATATAAAATTCCAAAAAGCATCTGAACTGATTCCTCTGTTCCTTTAGAATCATAAAAATCAGATATTCTAGAAATAATAGTCTTTTGATTTACCTGATCTGATATATTTCTATCTTCGAATCCAGGTAAAAATAGGTTTTTTAACTTTATTAGAAATTTTTCTAAAAATAAAACACTTAAATTTTCTACTACATCTTCATCTTCATGCGAACTCTGCTCAGTATCAGAAAAGACAAGTTCCTCTGGGTTATTTCCTCTTGCATACTTAGATATACCACTAAAACCACGAGTGCATTCGGTAAAAGATGTGTTTGTCTTTGATTTGTATAATATAATCTCATCTTTTATTTTCAAAAGACCGTATTTTTCAGGAAAACCGTATGTTCCTAAAATATTTTCCGATGGATTATAAACAACAGGTATTGTCGTTGCAAATGCATCAAGATCTCCATTCAAAGTACAAGTTTTGCTATGATTTAAAAGAGAATCTAAGTCAAAATATTGATCTATATTTTGCAGTAAATCTAATGTAGATCCCGTATATTCTTGAGATGAGTAATACTCCTTGAAAAACTCACCTAAAAGAGGATAAGAGTCTCTTATAAAAGAAGGAACTTGTGCGGATACAATATCTTTGATTTTAACTCTAGATCTATATGTTGATATCATTTTACTGCATTAATAGTAAGGTGCTGGCGAAGGCGATGGTGAAGGCGAAGGCGATGGAGAGGGAGAAGGTGAAGGCGAAGGCGAAGGCGATGGTGAAGGCGAAGGCGATGGAGAGGGAGAAGGTGAAGGCGAAGGGGAAGGTGAAGGTGAAGGCGAAGATGATGAAGAAAGCGATGATGTCAATAAAGAGGGTGACGATGATGGCGACGCTGCCCCTGTCGATGGTAGTGTTGAGGCAAATGCGCCTATAGTTGTTGTAACTGGTGTTACCGCAAGAACAGGTGTGCCTCTAACCAAGGTGCTATCTACATAACTGGAAGAAACAATATAGTTAGATCCTGAAATGTCTGCTCCAGAAGAAATAACATCAGGCAGAGCACTAACAGAAATGTTATTAATATCTATCTGTAAAAACAAATCCTGCAATCCAATAACATCATTTGAGTGAGGGGTAACGGAAACTTGTATAACTGCTATTCCATCATCCTCCATTTCTGTCCTAACGATATTAATCGGATTCAATCTAATCTCACCCTTTTCGTAATCGATTTGTCCGATAGAATCTCTCACCTTCTCTGCATTTTTAGCAGCATTTAGTTTGAAGAGGAATAACCTACCATATCTACTATTTGTAGGATTTGGCATATCACCTAAGTAAACAGCATATGGATATCCACTAACATAAAAAGCCGTGGTTTTTATGTTATATCCTGACTCATTGCTAATATGGAATCGATTCCCATAACATAGTTCATACTCTGCTAAAGACCCAATGGCAGGTCTTAGATCTCTTCTCATAGTAATGTTAGTGATGTTTGATGTAATTGAAGAGTGACTATCATCAACTAACTTTAAAAATTTGCTATATTTAAATCTAGCTCCAAAAGTGTTCAGTTCTGGTGCATCTGCATATTGTTGAACATTTTGCAAAACAACAGAAGAAACAACTGCTTCTCCAGGCGCAAGATTGGTATTATAATACGCAATAACTTTTGCCTCAATATAAAGATATTTTAAATCTACAATGACAGGTCGAATGCCAGAAACAGCATAATCTTTCAATGCAGTTTGTATTTCTCTTTTTGCAGAAAGTGATAGATATGGTCCATTCGTTGGTTTAATCGCAAGAAAAACCTGCCCATATTGTGGTGGACTTAAGTCCTCGCCACCATATGCAGCAATTGCATCAATGTATGGATAAACTCTCGGTGTAATGATTTCATAATCCCTTGAAGTTACTGCCCTGTTTCTAGCAGAGTAAAATCTTGGAGCATATTTTTTGATTGAATCAACACTTTCTATTGCTTTTCCATCGGAGGAAATTTCATCAGTGCCGATTTGAGAAATTCCTCTTGTCGCAACAGTCTCTGCTCCACTTACAACATATGTTATTTTACCTGCAAAAGTAAAGTTACTGATTCTATTTCCAATTCCGCCATTTGTTGTTACATACGAAACTTCAATATAACTATTATCTTCTGGTATTCTTCCAAATACACCATCACCAAAAATTATTTCATATCTTTCATCCTCTATTTCATTGACAAAGAAAACGGGGTCAGTTGGAGTTAACCCAAAAAGACTGGTAGTTTGTCTATAAGATCTTGAAATGGTAGAATTTCTTGATGGTTTAACGATTACTCTAATAGTATCAGTATCAATACCAGCATTGGGTAAAATATATCTTTGTCTTGGAGTAAGTGGATTGACAGTAAAGTTAGTTGTTAAATATGTTCCTTCATAGATTTCTATTTGATCAAAAAGAGCAGAATTCTCAATAACAGGGACAGTGATGTCTGATAAAATATTAAAAGTTATGTTTTGAAACTCAAAACTTAATGCAGATGTTGCAACAAGACCTTTTCTTAATGTTATTGAAGCTGGTTTATTTTGATAACTGGAAGTGTCAACGAAAAATGTTATCTTTGCTCTTGCACATTTTTTTGATCTTGGGATATATCCAATATTTCTTGCAAGAGAAACGACGTTTTCTCTTAGAGTTGCACTGTCGATAAAAGTTTCATTGGTCACCATATTTGCATTATAAGATGCAGTATATGTGTTATATGCAAGTAGATCAATGATTATTGACAGATTAGATCCTTCGAAATCATAATCAGTAAATTCTGAGTTAGTTCTTAAATAATCCCTGATTGATGCTTTTATCTGGTCAAAATCCAGATTTGTAAAATTAATAAGTGACATTATCGTGTCTGCTGTAATGCAAAGTCTAGTTGTTGCGGTAAAGCTTCAATACCAATGATGTCATATAGCATTCTAACTTCATATCCATTTCCTTCTTCATTTACACTAACATTAACTTCAAGTAATTTAACTCTTGGTTCATAGTTATTAATCACATTTTCAATGCTTGATTGAATTACAGCAGAACTAATCAAGTCCAGATTTTCAAATAAACTTGCAGACACATCAGATCCAAGATCTTGATTAAAAAATCTTTCACCTTTTTGAGTTAAAACCAAATTTTGAATAGCACGAGAGATGCTTGTCTCATTTGTAATATCAATCAAGTCACTATTTAAGGGATTTCTTGCAAAAGACAAGCTAATATCTCTAAATGACTGACTAACCCTTTCTAGTGGCATCTATGTATACAATATTTTCTTTATTTATTAGATTCATAGAGAGGTTCAGTTCCATATTCCCAGTCATCATAGTCATCATCATTGCGAATTCTTTCATGAATTTCATTTTGATGATAAAAATCGTGCTTTTTAGGCGTCAAATCATCATTTGCGATCTCACGAAGCATTTTTGGTTTCTGAATTTTGGTCTCCCAACCATATTCACCTGACAAATACTGAGTTCCCCACTCATTTTTCATAAAATTTTCATCTTTATCGACTTGTTTGGTCATTTTGTGCTCCTGATTCGTTAAAATCAGAACTTTTTACGGGGTTGCTATCCCGTTCTTGTGCTGTTTTCCAAAAATATTCATCTTCATTCCCCATACCAAGACGATTGTGACCATTTTCAACCTGATAGTAACGAGTAGAGACCTTAAAATCAGGTGTTTTTGGTTCTTTGGGTGTTAAACTGTTGTCATAAATACGTATTCGGTTGTTAGGATAGAGTGCAAACTGTCCATTTTTCAACTCAATGAGGTTATGAGACTTATGTTCGGCAGGATTCTCACTTGTAGCATAGTCAATTACATCTGGATCTTGATGATAGTTGTCTAAAGTGCATACATAGGTGCCTTTTTGAGGTCCAAAGTCCCGTGTATAGCACTCATAATCCATAGATCCAATGAATTGCTTCTGCACAGCAACGACTCCATAGTCCATACAGTTCCAAAATTGAAGATTAGGTAGATCTAAGTCAGGATCAGGGGTCTCAGGACGCGCTACAAAGGCACTGATAGGCAGTTTATCATACATTGCAGCATACTCTGGCAAATATGTCTCAAAATAAAAAGCACGTCCAGGAATCGACTTAGCCGATACCCAAACGCCTTTAACAAACTCACCCCAACCACTTTGATGATCGGTTAGATACTCTTTACGAACCCAGATTTCTTGTGAAGGTAGATTAGTAATTAAACAAGACATATATTAAGTTTTTTGTTTTAACTATTTACCCTGTCCGCGATATTTTTTTCTTTTACCATTACGAGAAGTTGCCGAAAGAAGTGTACGAGAAGAACGCCCTTGACGTGTCTTCTTCGGCACTCCAGGTTCAAATACAACTTTATTTTGTCCCTTAGCCATTTAAATCTCCTGCAATTCAATCATTTCTGGATCAACTAGTTCTCCCGAGAAAAACGATTCTGAGAGATCTTGAAGAACCTCAGTACAATCTTCTGCACTGAGGTCCATGTAAACTATCTTTCCTTTGTACAGAATATTATATCGAGTTTCTTTCATCAGATGATACGAGTCTTTTCGTGTCCGACACGAATACGAGGATCGCACCAAATTTCAAAATCTGCTTCTTTTGCATCAAGACAGAATGAAACATCCTCACCACACATATCTTGAACATTGCCAGACTCAAAGACTTGCATCTTCGGAGCAAACCAAGGATATTCTAGATTTTCAAAAACACCTTTTTTGATCAGGACCCAACCAAATCCAGTGTAATCCACTGTGAAAGGTTTTCTACGCTTGCTGATTGACTCAACGGTTTCGTGATTCATTACTCCACCATTCTTGCGGAAGTCATCTTCTTCTAACCAGTGAGCGACAGAAGTTGTGTGACCATCTTCGGTTGCATACCATCCAGCAGCAATCTCATGCTCATCTCCTTCGGCAGGAAGAGCAAGATCACAAAGTTGCCAGAACTTGGTCGTGTCAAAGACAATATCCGAGTCAATCCATAGTTGATAATCATATTGTAACTGACCATCCCAAGGAATTTGTTTCGGACCACGAAGAACATTTGCACCTAAACACTTACAACGTGCAAAGTTCACCATAGAGGAATAGTCTTGGGAAATTTGAATACTCATTCCATTTTGTACAAGATCAAAACAAAGTTGCACAAATGCTTTAAGGAAGATAAAAGAACATCCTCTACCAGGAAGACAGAATACAATGCTCTTACCTTTCATTCTTTCTTTAACTGCATCAATATCCCAATCCTCAGTAGATTTGGGTTTTGGTGCAGCAGCTTTAACAGTAAATCCTTTTGCCATAAAGTTTAATCAACCTTCATTTCAATTTTACAGAATATATATCAGTTTGTCAATGGGAGGAATTTAGACTTACCTCTCTCGACATGGTTAGTTCTATGAAACTTAAATCGTTTTGTGAATATTCTGTTTTCATTAACCCAACCAGTTTATTGAGTGTCCCCCATGTAACATTAAACTCATCTTCTTTAAGAGAGTGAAACAAACATTTATCCTTTGCGTATATGTGATAAACCTTTTCCATAAAAATTTTTTGGGGGAAAATTTTTTTATTAACTTATATAGTTTCTTGTTTACCCTCCAGAAAAATTTTAAGAAGTTAATATCTATCTCGCGTTTTTGGTCCGTTGTAGGTTAGGGTAGTTTGCTTTTTTAATTTAAGGGGACGCAACGCCGCCGCGACGCCATAAACGAACGGCATAAAACACTGCCAAATCGCATCACTATTCATCATAACATAAACGGCACCCAGTGTCAACCAGGTGCCGCACAGTTGTTAACAATCAGAACGCTACTTCCTCCAGAGTAGGAATACCAAGCACCTGCTCAATCATAGGCGACTCGATATAATCAAAACTGCTCACATTATCAGCAGCGAGAGCATCAAGAATCGACAGAAGTTCGCTGCCAGTGTTACCTTGAGCGAGAAGAGAAAGCATCACAGACTTGGACATTTTGTGTGTTTTGTGTTAGAATAGGTGTGGAACAGTGAGTG